CCGAAGGGGCCACCACGCTAGCACAGCTCTCCATGAGTTGTGTTGCCAACCAGATTGGAATGAGGAAGAATGCCCATCCTGAAAAGTAACAAATGGTACCCGTCACCCGTTGAGGGTATGACGCGTAACTCTGCCTTTTCAGGATTTACTCCGTATCAAAACAACGGTGATCTTGCTGTTGAAGAGAGATGGAGTATTAACCACGCTCGCCTTTCGGGCGGGCGTTGGAGTGGTGGCGGACCTTTCATCCTGAATAGAAATATTCAAGAGTTTATACCTAGTCAACTTAAGTTTACTAGGTATAGCTCGACAGGTAATACCCTTCTTACGGAGGGGACCTGCCGGATCGAAACTCCTACTACAGGAATTCCTGTATTGGAGATGCCACACATTCCGTCGGATCTCGAACTCGACGCTTTGGGCACTACTGCCATAGCGCGGACCGAGCCGACAAATCCTGCCTTTGATCTCTCAGTTTTTCTGGGAGAGTTGAGGGCAGAGGGCCTTCCCAACCTACCGGGTACGGCGATGATGGAAAAGACTCGCCTTGCGAAAGCAGGCGGATCTGAGTACCTCAACGTCGAATTCGGTTGGATGCCGATGCTCCGTGGCCTCCGTGATTTCGCGGGGGTTGTGGAGAATTCTGACAAGATAACTCGCTCTTACCAAGAGCAGGCCAATCATGTCATTAAACGGTCATACCAATGGCCCACGATTGAAGATTCGCGAGCTGACGCTTGTCAGTTTGCGATGACTCCTGCCGTGGGTTTCTTCTCCGGAGGGGGACAACACCAGTCCGTAATGCAACGGAAGTGGTTTGAAGTAGATTACATCTACTACTTGCCAACTGGTGGGGCGTTCAACGACAAAATCCGTCGATACGCAAGCTATGCTCGTAAACTTTACGGCATAGACCTTTCCCCTGAGGTTCTTTGGAACCTCGCTCCTTGGAGCTGGGCCGCTGACTGGTTCGGGAATGTTGGAGATGTTATGCATAATATCTCCGCACTCGGACAAGACGGCTTGGTGATGCAGAATGGCTCAGTTATGTGCCATACTTCGAGGGTTACTACGAGAAGCGGCACCTATACTAATAGTAGAGGTGGTCAATTCACGCAGACCTCGATCCGTACGGAGGAGTCAAAACTCCGTCGCGGAGCTACACCTTTTGGCTTCGGCGTGGATTTTGGGAGTTTATCTCCCAAACAGCTCGCCATCATCTCTGCATTGGGTTTATCCCGATGGTAGGGACCTTGGTTCTGCGACTACTTAAAATCGCAGGATTTTTAACCCAAGTCTGGACATTCGTCCAGTCACTCAACATTGGAGATGCTTCATGTTCGCTGACCCTCAGTCCATCACGATCAACGCGGTTGCAAATTCGCTTCCGCGGACTTCGTCGGGCACCAATTCTGGTGTCTTCACGAAGGACGACGCTCTCGTCAAACTCTCGTTCTCCCATCAACTGGGAAAGCGGATTAGGCGAGTTGTTCGTCTTGATCACGCCAAGATCGCTGCTGACCCGCTTTTGGCGGGCGTCAACGTTAAGGCGAATGTGGCTGTTTATCTCGTCGTCGATGTCCCGGAAACGGGATACACCGTCGTCGAGCAGAAGCAGGTAGTGGACGGCCTCACGGCCTTCCTTACCGCCTCGTCGGGTGCGAACGTCACCAAGCTTCTTGGTGGCGAGAGCTAACCGATTAGGCACATGAAGCTCGGGATTTACCGACCCCCTATAAAGGAGGGCAGTAATGAAAAGCCTCATGTCTCTATGGAGAGAGCTGGCTGATGAAACGGCCAGCTGGTGCGGTACTAGCGCCAGCCGCGACTATCAAACTGTCGCGGTTCGGACTGAAAAGGAGGGCGAGTCGTTTTTAACGATAACGCTTCCCCAATACTGCAAGGACTTTGAACGGTCCCTGGAGTTGGGCTCCATTGCTTCTACTGCGTTTACTGGTTTCAGTAAGCACAGGGGGCTCCCCCGATTTCTCGGAGGTTTCCTTAAGCAAATTTTCAGTCCAGACGGTTCTCTGCTGGACAATCCTAGCGTGGATTGCATTCGTGCCATTCGCCAGCTTACGCTGGTGTTCGGCAAGATCGAGAGACAGTGCACTCAAGCACGGATATCTCGCGCCATGCAACGGTACGTTCAGATTGAGGCAGAACTCGGTAGTATGGACACCAATAGCTTCGAGGAATTTCTTCCCCTATTCCGAAAAGCGTCCACACTACTTTGGGCTGATGTGTTTTCCTCCGTCGAGAATAATCTGACGGAAATGCACACGGTCGTCCAACGCTGGGTCAACTCCGAGGAGTCACACAACTCTCATGATGAGAGCCAGCATTGGATGAACAAGGCGGAAAAAGATGTCTTTTTAGGCATCCTCTCCTATCTCCCTGCGAAGGGCGTTAAGAAACCTTTCACCAATGTCCGAGAACGAGAAATCGTCATCGATCCATTGGACAGGTACCACCTTGTTCCGAAGCACGGTCCTGGCGCCACGGCGGATGGCCTTCGCGGAAACGCGAAGTTCCATTTGCCGGTTTGGCCCCAGAGGCTTGAGCGTGTCTTTCCTTACGGAGAGTACGCAATTCCCAACTGGCGTTACAACGATCAGTTGGACCGTGTCCGATTTCTCGAGCCTGGGAAGGAGACTCCTGTAAAGGTCGTCGCCGTCCCTAAAACTCTCAAGACTCCACGTGTTATCGCCGAGGAACCCGCTGCCATGCAATACATGCAGCAGGCCCTTGCGCAGCAACTCATCCGCAATATTGAGGATGTTGAACCACGTCGGACAGCCGTAAGGGCTGGCGCCGTGGAGCTGTGCAATCTCGGTCGACACTTCGTCGGATTCGCAGAACAGGAGCCAAATCGGCTCCTTGCTTGCGAAGGAAGCATTAACTGCGACCTCGCTACTCTCGATTTGAGTGAAGCATCCGATCGGGTCTTGAATCAGCATGTAGAGCTCCTCTTTGCTAGGTTTCCTCGGTTATCCGAGGCCATCCAAGCTACAAGGAGCTTGAAGGCTGATGTTCCTGACCACGGGATCATTCCTTTGGTCAAGTTCGCGTCTATGGGCTCAGCGCTCTGCTTTCCGGTTGAGGCGATGGTCTTTACGACTATCGTTTTCGCCGCGATTGCTTACGAGCGGAGAGAACCACTCACACGTAACCTGATCTTAGGTTTGCGTGGTAAGGTGCGTGTCTACGGTGACGACATTGTCGTTCCTGTAGAATATGTACATCAAGTGATTCGGTTCCTTCAGGCCTTTGGGCTCGTTGTGAACGAGGACAAGTCCTTCTGGAATGGCAAATTCCGGGAGTCTTGCGGTGGTGATTTTTACGCTGGCGAATGGGTTACACCCGTTCGTTTGCGAAAGGAATTACCGCGATCACTTGCTGATGTTGAGGAAGTGGTTGGTCTTGTTGCGTTCCGGAACCTCCTTTATTGGAATGGGTTTTGGCGCACAGCAGGATCGCTCGATGCTAGACTTCGTGACCTGTTAAAGGGCCATTGGTCAATCGTCGAGTCGACCGCGGCAGGACTTGGTCGTGAGTCCGTACTGCCTTATCAGGCAGAAAGAATTCACCCCAAGTCTCACGTGCCCCTTGTTCAGGGGGCAATCGTGAAATCCCGTACTCCGAAGTCAAAAGCTTCGGGCATGGGTGCCCTGCTTAAGTTTGGACTCAAGCGGAGCTTAATACCTTCGCAGGATGCCAGACATCTCGATCGTCAGGGACGACCTGAGTCCGTCCGCATCAAGCTCAGGGGAATCCGGCCATATTAATATGGTCGGCGGGGATCGTGTTGGGTACGTTC